GTCGTTGAAGCAAGAGAGAGACGATAGGTCCGGGAACCGGCAAGGAGAGAAAGATTCTGCTTAATAACATGTGAGTGTTGCAAAACAAACTTTTTCGCTGTACTGTTTAATTATTACCTTAAAAAATCTAATTAATATGGTTGGTGATTATGACGATAGAGTAGAGCAGATAATTCGGCTGGCGGAAGATTTGTTTTTAGAGAAAAGAAAAGTGGTAATGACGGTAAGAGTGTATAACCGTGGTATAGCGAATCCTGAGATATCCAAGCGATGCCTTTATGTCAAGCGTGGGAATGTTGATTCGAGCGAATTTTCAACATAGAGATATTAAATATGGAAATAAGTCAAATAGATCAATAAGAAACGCCCATGTCAGAAAAAAACACGGGCGTTATACTTTTTGGATGCGACAAATAGAACTATTTGGTCCTTTCTAGTAAGAGTTTAGATACACGTACTTGTAACTGCTGCAACTCAAGATTGCTCAACTCTTCCAGATCTACATTTGCAATCTTTATTTTCTTATTGCTCTCGTCAAAGGAATTTTTCCTTTCCTCCAAAAGAGCGGTTACTAACTCATCTATTTGATCTTTGATTTTCTCTCCTTTTAACTTGTAATCCGTTGTTCTTGCCATAATATTAGTTTTTAATGTTATTTATTTTCAATGAAATCTAGCTGATATCCTAATGCGTCTCCTATCTTGGACAGGATGTCTATACCAGTGCTGTATTTACCTGTCTCTATCCGGGCGATGTTTCCCGGCGCTAGGCCTGTAAGTTCAGCTAGTTTGTACTGTGATATCCCGGCCTCCATGCGGAGCTGGGCTATCCGCTTGCCTATTCTCTCTCTATTCGTCATATCATTATTATTCCATTTTATCCGTGTTATCCTTCCATCCTTTTTGTTCGATTATATCATTATGTTTTATACGGGCGATGTGGTCTTGGTATATACCTGCAAGTCCCGCCAATTGTCCCTTAGGCAGTTTGCATCCGTACGGAGTTGGGCTATTCTTTTGCCTATACTTAGTTTTGGATATATGGTCAAGCATCGCTTGCCAAGCTTCGGGGGAAAATATAAAATCATCACCATTATATGATGCAAATGGTACACGCTTGCCAGACCCATCGTCCCATGTCAAATATGAGATAATAATTGGGCGTCCGCAATTTTCAACCTCTTGTTGTTTTGATATTTCAACATTTCTCAAGCCAAATTTTAAATATATTTTTTCTTTTAATTCTTCATTTGTCATAATCATTGCCCGTCCTGCCGGTAGCTAAGCTTTTTATTGTTATTTGTTTAAATCGCTCCTTAAAAATCTTGCTCATCTTCCCAATCGCAGTAATTGCAGTACCATACCGCGCATTTTTTCATTATCCCTAATAACATTTCCCGGTCATTCACAAGATCAAGAGTACAACTATGATGCAAGGCCATCAACAGCCTCTCGGTTCTTGATCCTTCGTTCCTGAATTTAAATGTCAATACATTCGGATTAAGCCCTATTGCGTCAAAGTCCCTGTCAAACACCTCGAAAACGGAAGCCGAGCGTACATGCTCGATGATTGTCCGATTTCCCAATAAGTTCCCTTCATGAGAGTGGGCATCCCAAAATACCCACTCCGGTAGATTAAGTTCTATTTGTTTCATAAATTATTGTAGGCCTCTACTATTTTTAAATAACAATGCCGACGGGCATCATTATGTTTTTCTTTGTTTGAATCGTCATTGATCCAATCCCAAGCCTCTGAATCCGTGGTACGAACCTTTATGTTTTGCCCCCTGTAACGTGCCTCGATCACATATTGACCATAACCGTTACCTCTTCTCATCTCAAAATTAACTTTTCTGAAAGTTGCCATGTCTTTACGCCGCTTATA